CAGCATTTACAAGAACTGAGACACCTAGCTTAATAATAGAGCCACAAAGTGATACAGCAGAACAAAACACATCTTTGCCTACTTTACACCATACATTATCTGTAACTATAAGTGTAGTGGTAAGCAGTGCGACACCTCACCAAACAGCAGATCCAGTAGTAGAAAGCCTTCACTCAAAACTAATGGCAGATTTAACCTTAAATGGAAATGCTATTGACATACAGCCATCTGATACTTCTTTTGATTTTATAGATGCGGATCAAGGGGCAGTAATAGTTGGCTGTAACTACAACATCATTTATAGAACAAATGTTGATGATTTAACTCAATGATAGTTACATTATTCTTATAAAGGTTTATGATATGTACATAGTGTCTATTAAGTAATCAGGACAATGCCAAAGCTTCACCGTAAAACATCATTGCTCGCAAAAATCGAGAGTAGCTATGGAACTGACCCAACACCTACAGGCAGTTCCAACTATGTCGAGGTTGTTGATTTAGAGATTGAACCAGTAGCAAGTGATGAAGTAGAACAGGAAACTATAAGACCTTACCCTGGTAATTATCCTGTTTTATTAGCTAATACAAGAGTTAATTTAAGTTTTGGTGTTTTTATGGTAGGTTCTGGAAGTGCGGGAACTGCTCCAAAATATGATCCGATTCTAAAAGCTTGCGGTTTAAGTGCGGCTACAGTTTCATCGACGTCTGTTACTTATACACCTTCTACATTAGCTACTCAAGATAGTGTAACTCTATATGTTAACTATGATGGTGTTAGACATAAAGTAACAGGAGCTAGAGGTACATTTTCTATTAGCTGTGCAGTTAATGAAATACCACGCATAAATTTTGAAATGCAGGGCATATTTAATACACCAACCGATACTGCTTTACCTACAGTTACAAAGTCACTACAACCTGATCCTGTTTTATTTAAAAACGGTAATACATCTAGTTTTTCTGTATTTGGTTTTGCAGCAGCTTTACAATCATGGGAATTAGATTTTGCTAATGAAGTTATATATAGAGAACTTGTAGGCGGTACAAAAGAAGCACTTATAACAGACCGTAGACCATCTGGAACTATGGTTGTAGAAGCTGTTGCACTATCTGATAAAAACTTCTTTACAACTGCTACAGGCACTTCTACTGGTACTAATACATGGGTACATTCTGGCGGTGCTGGTAATATTGTTACTGTATCTTGTCCACAAACTGATTTAGGGCAGCCTACATATGAAGATTCTGATGGTATAACAATGCTTAACCTACCATTTTATGCAACACCAACAGATGCAGGGTCAGATGAATTCTCATTAGCTTTTACTTAGTTGCATAGTTATAGAAAAGGGTTTACCCTAGAAGAGATTATATATTTTTTATGTTTATTTTAAAAAAAGAAGCAACCTTTACACAGCCTATTAAGTTTTATACACCTTCAGATGGTGGGATACAAAAAGAAGAAACATTTGATGCAATTTTTAAAATTATTCCACAATCTAGAATTAATGAAATAAGAGAACAAGCAGATAAAAAACAAAAAGAATTAGATCAAGGCATAACCGATGGTGAAAATATTAGTGATGTACTTATAGCAGATGAAATATTAGTTGGTTGGGATGGTATAACAGATGGTGAAAAAGAAATACCATACTCAAAAGCTACAAAAAAACTTATTTTAGAGTATCCATTGCTTGCAAATACTTTAGTTGAAATTTATTTTGCAGAACTTACAAAACAAAAAGCAAAAAACTAGAAGGGGCTGCATTGTTTTGGTGCGGTGATCGTATTATAGATGAAACACATTTAAGTGATGCAGTCCTATTTGGTAAACCTGTTGAAGAAAAAAAAGAAATAAAAACATTTGAAGTTTTGGAACAAAATTGGTTAGCTATGACAATATTTGTACAAGTACAAACACAATGGCGTATAGATCAAGGCGTTTTGATTGGATTTGATTACAAAGCTTTAGAATGGATTTTTAAATTAAATAAAAAACAAATAAAAAAACCTTTAGAAATACTTGCTGACTTACAGGTATTAGAGGCTAAAATAGTAGAAACAATAAACGCAAAAAATAAATAATGGATCTTTCTACCTCATATACAATTAAAGCGCAGGTACAGGGTCAAAATCAGATTGGAGGGTTACAAAAAAGTTTAGGTGGTCTAAAAACAACTACTAATAATACAGCAACAGCAATGAGCAAGCTTAAAACTGCTGCTGGTAATGCTCTTGGTGTCTTAAAAAATTTAGCACCTGCTATAGGTGTTGCAGGTCTAGGTAAGTTAGTAAATGACACTTTACAGTTAGGAGATCAATTAGAAAAGATGAGTCAGAAAACAGGTTTAGCTGTACCTGTATTAGATAAGTTAAGACAAGCTGCTGACTTAGGAGGTACAGAATTTAAAACATTAAGTCGAGCATTACCCACCCTTGCTAAAAATATGCAAGATGCATCAGATGGAGTAGGTACTGCTAAAGAAGCTTTTGATAGGCTCGGTTTAGGTGTTACTAATGCAGATGGTTCACTAAAATCATTAGACACAATGTTTTTTGAAATTGGTGACAAGATAAAAAATATGGATGATAGAACACTAGCTGCTGCAAACGCTGCTGAATTATTTGGTACTGGTATGGGTGCAAAATTAATACCAATAATGAATCAAGGTAGTGAAGCTATACAAAATTTAAGTACAGGTTTTACTCAGTTAAGTGCTGAACGCATGGCAAAATTTAATGATAATGTTGCACAAATGGGTGAAAAATTTAATGTACTAAAAGTACAGCTTACAGAAGCGTTATTACCAATTCTTAGTAAATTAGTAGATATTATATCTTCAGGTGCTAAAAGATTTGCTGCTTTACCTGGCCCTGTTAAAGCTATAAGTGTTGCTTTTGCATTGCTCTTGCCTACTATCGGGGTTGTTGTACCTTTATTGGCTACAATGGTTATTTCTTTTAAAGCAATAGCTGCTGTTAAATTAGGTGCTGTCATAGGAAAAATTATGACTTCTTTTAGTTTACTTTTACCAGCTGTTAAAGGGGCTTTAGCTGCTTTTGCACCTCTTTTAGCTGGCGCAGCAATACCAGCAGCAATTATAGGTTTAGGTGTTCTTATATTTAAATTTAGAGATCAAATAGGAGAAGCATTTAAAAAAGCTGGTGAATTTATACAAAACTTTTTCTCACCTTTAACTAATTTTATTGGAAATGTATTTAATGGTGCTATGGATTTAGCAAGAAATGCATTTAACAGGTTGCCTAATATTGTGCAAGAGGCAATAAAATTTGCAACAGCACCTTTGAGAGGTTTTATAAAATTTATTGAAAAGATTTTAAGTTTGCTAGGTAGAGTAAAAGGATCAAAAATAGATACACCAAAAACTACTGTATCATCAAGTACAGCACCTACATCCACATCTAATACCTCATATAGTTCTGGCTTTTCAACGGCTTCATCAAATGTAAGCGCAACTAATATACCTAAAACTAATACTTTTACGTCATCTTTAAATAATACAACTACAGCACCTTTAAGTAATACAACTACAGCACCTAGATCCACATCTTCATCATCAATACCAAGAAATAATAGTAACCCTTTAGTAACCACACAATTACCTAGCGGCGGTTATTCAATTACAAATGTAGGTACAGGTAAACCAAAGCCACCAAATATAAATATACAAACTGGTAATGTTGTACAAATGGATAATACTAATTATGTAACAACTAATCAATTACAAAACGCTGTACAAAGTGCAACAACGCAAACTATGAATTATTTACAAGCTGGTGGAGTTACATATTATTTACCATAATGGCAGATTTTGATATTTTAACTTTTCTTGAATATTATCCAGATAAATCTAATGTTTTAGATAGTAATGGTAAAAGATCTCCTATATTAGCTTATCAAAATTTTTATCAACTAAAACAAAACCTTACAGCAGATACAGCTATCGATCAAAATATAGAATTTTCATATCTTGCTTTTGATGCTATTGGTTTTGCTTCTACTGAAGCAAGTGATATAAATACATTAACTGTTAATATTGCTGCCACTGCTAGTATTGTAGATTTAACCGATACAGCATTGACAGGTGATAGTTTAGTAATTGCATCCCTTTATTTACAATCAATTGGTCAAAATCAATTTAGTAATTCTGCTAGTTTAGTCTGTAGATATAACGGTACAATAGATAATGCAAATATTAATGATACTACCGTTACATGGTCTGTAACACCTGCTATTTCAAAACAAAAAGCGCAAGTTCCAACCAGGCGTATAAGTAGTGACTTATTAGGGAGGTTTATAGCAACATGAGTGTTATGTTTTTTGCGATGGATATTAATGCAATATTAGAAGATGGTACAGAAGTTACTAATGTAAAAGGTTTTGTAATTGATAATAAAAAAGTATATAAAACATCAGAAGGAACTATATTGACAGGCACAAAAAAAGTTAAAACTATTATTAGTTCAACAATATTAGTACCAGTAGAGCTTTTAAGTTATATTAAAAATATTGAAAACGAATAATTTTGTATTATGGCAGTAAATAGAACAAGTCGTATTGATGAAATTATTGATCCTACTACAGGTTTTGTAAAAGGTACTAATAGATATATCGGAGGTCATCAAGATTTGCAAACCTTCAAAAGGATGCCAATAGGAACTATTTATAAAGGTGGAGCATTTAAAGGTAGAAGGCAACGAAAAGCAAAAGTATCACAAAATATACAAATACTAGATGAAAGCTTAGAAAATTTTAAACACCCAAACAGTAATTTAGATGTTGCACAAAAAATAGCAAATACTGCTGAAACTGTACCTATAATCTTTGGAAAAAGGACTAATAATATTGGTGGTGTATGGATGCAACCAAGCTTAATAAAAGCAGGTACAGATTTTTTTAATCAGAAATTAATTTATGTTATATCTCAAGGTGATATTGCTAGCTCACCTGACAAAGCTAAAGCATACGCTGGTTTGAAAAAACTAATTTTTTTAGAGGATCAATCTATAACAGTAAATCATTTATATAGTACAGCAGCGACATTAGCAACCACGCCTAATTCATGTCCTATTAGTGGTACTGGTTTATATTGTGGTAATAATATTTATTCTTATTTATCAGAAATACTAAAAACATCAGGCTCAAGCTTGTCAAGATCACCAGATCGAGCCGTAGAATTTTTTGATAGGAGAACACTCACTAGAGGGTCAGGCGATACTTCAAATACAACTTTTGTTATGTCATTGCAAGTTTTTGATGCTGAAACAGGTGCAAATGTCACAACAGCCTACCAATCTTATTTAGGGTTTGGTAATATGCAATTTATTTTTAATGCTAGATATGATTCTAGTTTTAATTTAATCGGTGGACACACAGTTGGTACTATAGAAAGTGCAGCGCAGACTCTTGGTATAGGTACAACATTAATAGCACCTGTTACAGGTTCAACATTAACTTCATTACAAGGAGTAAGTAACGGTAGAACAAAATTTATTTTTAAACATACTTTTGTTTCACTTAATACACAAACAAACGCTAGTAATCCAGCAAGTACAGGTACTTTAGAAGGTGTACAGGAAGAAACTATAATTGGCACAAGTGCTACTATACAAAATACATCTAACGATAATAGTAGTTTTGCTGATATTACATTTTTAGCGACAACTGGTAACTTATATGAACAGCCTTCATCAGGTACTTTCCCAAGCTCAACAAAACAACTTTATATTTTTTATGAACAAGGTGTAAAAGTTGATTTATTTAGTGCAGGTTTAACAGGTTCTAGTTATACAGTAGGTGCAAGTAATCAATTTATAGATTTAGCAATGTATTTGTTTAAAATATATAAAAAAATTGATGGTAATAATACAGCAGCAATAGTAGCACCTGTAGAACTTTCTAACTTACAAAATTTATCTAGTTTTTGTACTAATAATAGTATGTTTTTTAATGGCATTATTTCAAAAGCTGTTAATATTATTGAATTTATTTCAAGTGTTGCACCATTTTATTTATTGTCTTTTTTATCAGTAGGAGGTAAATATCAATTTGCACCGATTTTACCTATAAATAGTAGCAATCAAATTGATACAACAGCATTAACACCTGTTGCTACATTTACAGAGGCTAATATATTGCCTAATTCATTTAGAAAAATATATTTAAATGTAGAAGATAGGAGAGATATTGTTGTCAATTGTATTTATACAGATTGTATACCGACTGAAGTAGCAAGACGTAAAACTGTAAGTGTAAGATTTACTAGCAGTAGTTTAGATTCTCCAACTGAACAATATGATTTATCTGAATTTTGTACTGATGTAAATCATTCAATCTTGTATGCAAAATATGAACTAGCAAGACGTAAGCATAGTACACATGATATAGCTTTTAGTACACCTTTACTAACAACTTCTTTAATACCTACTGATATTATAAAGCTAGAATTACAAAGAAAAAATAGTGTAGGTGATGATAGAACAGAAACTAATTATTATCAGGTTACAAGCATTACATATGATAATAACGGCATAAGTAGTATACAAGCTTCACATTTCCCGCTAGATAGTAACGATATTGCTGAAATATCTAAGGAAATAACTACTGGTACTTTTACTGTTTTACAATGACTACTTTTCCTTCTTTAGAGCCATTAAGAACATCACTTGAATATGGTGATTATCCGCAAAATATACATCAAGCTTTAAGCGGTTCAGATGTAAGATTTAAATTAGCAAATAAAAGAATAGAGCAAATTTTGCGTATTGACTATGAACATTTGACTGAATCAGAAGCACAAAGCATACTTACCCACTTTAATGAACAAAATGGAACTATTGAAGCGTTTGATTTGTCAGCAATCATTTGGTCAAAATGGTCTACACCACCTGTAGATAGTACAAATTATAAATGGAGATATTTAAGACCTTTGAATATAGCATTATCAGCACCCAATAGATATAGCATATCTGTTGAATTAGTTACTATACCTTTATAATGGCTACTTTTCCTTCTATTGTCCCTAGTAGTAGATTGTTAATCACTGGTGACTTTCCTAATGTATTACAATCTTCATTAAGTGGTGTTACTACTGGTTACAGGAGGGGTAATAGACGCGTTGAACAAGTATTACAATTAAGCTTTGCACATTTAACAGAAACACAAGTAAATTTAATCAGAACACATTTTGATGGTCAGAGTGGTAGTTTTGAGAATTTCTTTTTAACTTCTTCAACATGGAATGGTTACGCAACACCTCCTGTACCTTTAGCAAATGATTTTGCATGGATATATTCAACACCGCCTACTATTACAGACAGTATACCGAGTAGATGGAACGTACAAGTAGAACTAAAAACTGTACCTCTTGAAAGAGGTGAGCTAGTATATGATGCTGGCGATTCATCAGCAACTGCAAGATCTACTATACTTGATGCCTTAACAAGTAGCTCAACACCTGCTAGAACTAATATAATAGACTCAGGGGATTCTTTTTTAGTATGACTATTACAATAACAGCATTACAAAAACAAAGAAGGGATACTGCAAGTAATTGGACTACGAATAATACTGTTTTGCTTGCAGGTGAATGGGGTATAGAATCAGATACAAAAAAATTTAAGATAGGTGATGGCACAACTGCATGGCAAGCACTCGATTATGTACCAATACCTGATACAAATAGATTATTAACAGGAAATCTTACGGTAGGCACAAACTTAAATGTAAGCGGAAATGCAGTAGTTACAGGCGATTTGACAGTCAATGGTACAACTACAACAATTGATACGACAACACTTACTGTAGAGGATAAAAATATAGAAATAGGTAAGGTTTCTAGCCCAACAGATACAACAGCAGATGGTGGTGGTATTACATTAAAAGGTGCAACAGATAAAACATTTAATTGGATAGATAGTACAGACTCATGGACATCATCAGAACACTTTTCTGTATCAGGTCAAAAAGAAGTAAGATATTTAGAT